GGTGTAGTTATCATTGATTGGATTTACATCCACTCTAGCAGTTAGTTCCTGCGTCTGAGAATTCCAGATAACTGCTTTACCAGTAATGATATTGTCATATGTCTCAAGAATTACAGATGGATTTCTAGCTACAATAGTAGCACCATCATCAATAGACGCTAATACCTGTGATGGATTAGAATCAACAGCAACACTTGTTAATGAAGATTGATTTCCTAAAGAAACAGTCTCTCCTTTCTGGAAGAATTGACTTGTTTTAACTCTTACATAAACAACATTACCATTAACTCTTGCAATAGTTCCAGTTGTTTTAGAAGTTTGTCCTTCAATTGTTTGATCAGCTTGTAGTTGTGTTCCACCATTACCAGCAAGTTCAAACTGATAAACTGGGAAGAACTCAATAACTTGATCTCTTCTACCAAATCTGTTCTCCTCTCCTTTTGCATTTTCTATTCTATTACTTACTGTTTTTACAGATGCACTAGAAAGATCAATAATCGGAGAAAGATTACTAGATGCAGAAGATAATTTCATTTTATAAGTTAGAGATCTTGAAAGACTGTTTAAAGTCTCGTTAATCTCAGAAGCAATCATTTTTTGATTGGTAAAATAATGTGGTTCATTTAAGAAAGTTTTTTCATATTCTGTCTGTGAATATGAAACATAGTTTGTTGTAGAAGAATCTACAGGAATTACATTCGTAGTTTTTACAGAAACATCTAGTGTTGTACCTGTAAATGTTAGATAATGCACTTGTGGATATAATGTCTCAAACTTTCTATTATGACTTGCGTATACTGAAGTACCACCACCAAGAGAGTTACCTGCAGCTTGAGATGGAGAAAGGATATTATAAGAATCAATACCAGAGTTAGTTACTTTAAATAGATTACTATTGATAGTAGAGGCAGTAATACCTCCAGTCTCAACTGCAGTTCTATAGAATACATAAGACTTACCACTGTCTTCAAAACCATTATCTCTATGATTTACTTTAACAACAGCATTGTTGTTTTTAAATAGTACAGATGTACTAGCAGAATTAGAACTTGCATTTGTTTCAATTGGATTTGCATCTAAAAGTTCATATCCAAGATTTACATTTTTAAGAAGAAGTTCTGCAGGTCTTGTTGTATCAAACTCTGCTCTGTAAAGAGTAAACTTAAGATCTTCAAATATATCTTCAGTCCAACTCTCAGTATTTTGTGATCGGTATACCGAACCTAATGATGGTTGAGTCGTAATAACCGTACTTGTAGCAATATCAGTTTCACCTAGTTTAGAAACCCAAAGTTCATAATCAGTAGAGTCTGTCTCTACCACTAATGCATATTCAGTATCGTTTTGTAAATAGACAGGATAATCAAATGCAAAATGTGTAGGAGTTGTTGAGTTTGTTACCTCTCCTGCATCAATCGCTACACCCATTCTAACTGCTGGTGTATCAATATCAATAAATGTTTGAATCTCACATCCACCTGCTCCATTTCCAACACCTTTAACAACTACAGAAGGAGCTTCTGTATAACCAAAACCACTAAGTGATACTTCAGCATTATAAATTTGACCATTAGAAACTTCAATAGTTGCAGTTGCTGTAGCACCGCCAGGAAGTTGTGGACTCTCAATAGTAAGAATTGCACTGTCATAATTTTGACCAGTATTGGTAATTCTCATTTTAGAAACTTTTCCACTATCTTTTGCAATAGCAAGAACAAGATCAGTGTTATTTTTTGCATTTGCTTCTGTAACAGATGGGATAATTAAATCTTCATTTTGTACAAAAGATTTACCATTATGGTTACTAAGAACAACAGTGTATACTTGCTCATTTGTAAGACTATATCTACCAGATGAAGTAGCAACCAACTCTACATTGTTCTTATCAAATATTTTAAGGATAGGACCTGAAGCAGAAGAAGATGCACCAGTCACACTTTCTCCTTTAAGAACAGAAATGTTTCCACTAGCAAAACACTTTAGGAATGTATTTGGAGAAAGAGTTTTTTCAGAACCAGGTACAATATTCTTAGCAGGTTTTTCTGCATCAACATTGGAGATGTAAGCTTTGACTGGAATATTGGTGCTCTTCTTACTAAAGAAAAGATCAATACCAGTTACAAAACATCCACCATCTAAGTTTTCTACTTTAAATGTTTGTGCAAGAGGATTTGGTCTGATAGGATTGTCAGTATTACTTTCAATTAATTGAATACCTTCGTTAGATTTAAAGTAAGATGGTTTTGTAGATACAATACTTGATGGATTTTCTGGAAGAAGACCAGTAGCATAATACTTAACTTCTGTGTAACTATCAACTTCCTCTTTTGGTGCATTAGTTGAACTAGAAGTAAATCTGAATGTTAATACGCCAGAGGTAATTGATACCTCTTCAGCAGAAGTGTCGTAAGGTAAAGTATCAACGTCACCAGTCCAAGTTGCATTTTCAGATGGTGGTAGACCAGCAGGAACTACAATTAATCCACTAGCGTTACCATATTCATCAGTAGTAATCTCTCCATTAAATGCAGATAAAGAATTACCAGCAATACCTGTAAATCTTAGATCAGGATTAACCCAACGACCAATGTCTCTTCCTTCTAAGAAGACATACATTTTTGTATTAGGTTTCATTCTTTTGATCACATATTTTATAGGAATACTTCTGGCAAAGAAAGATAAAGAAGTTGAAACTAAACTTTCACCAACACTCTTAGTTTGAATTCCCTTTCCTACTTCATTATTTTGAGGACTGATGTTAGAAGAACTTGCAACAGATGCACTAGCAACAGAAGTTACAGCTTGTTGTGTATTAACTTGACCTAAAGAATTAATTGTAGTGAAAGATGTGGATGTTCCAACCCAGTTAACTACAAATGAATTAAAGAGACTTGAGAAACTTTCTTTTACATTTTCTTTTGCTAGGAAAATATTAAACAAATCTGTGTTAGTATCTACTACTAGTGGTTCCTCTGTTTGATCATACCAATGATCAATAGAAGGAGAAATTTCTCCATCACCAACATATTGTAATACAACAAATGGATTTGGATTTAAAGTCTTAGAAGCAAAATCATTTCCTAGTAAATTTAAAGGAGAGAAAGGTAGAGTCACCATATCTCCAGATTTTTTATAACCAGAAACAGATCTTTGATCTTCTCTTACATTAACTTCTTCTAGATTTACAGAATCTTCTTTTGCTTGAGGACGTAGGACACTTTGCTGACTGTCCACTGCACATCTGTAATCAAGAGAAGAAAGATTACCAACTTTATGTGCTTCAAAATTATCAACAACAAAACCAGACTTAAATCTGTCTAGACCAATTTCATCCTTAATTTGCATGTTGAGTGCTTGCTGCTCTAATATGCTAAGTGTGGTGTAATATTCTAATCTTTCAATACGCTTTTCCAACTTACCGATATCACGCATTGTGTAACGACGATTGTCAACAGGAGTAATTCTTACGTCTTTAGTTGTCTTTGTAAATGCAGGAATGTATGCATAGAAAAGAGGTACAGCATCATCAATAGGATCTGGTTTAGATGGGTTGAGAGATGAATTACCTTCTTTAACAATAAACTGTCCTTTCTTGTCTAAGAAAATACCATCAATACGATCTAAGTATTGAATCTGACTGAATGAGAATGTATACTCTAAATTTAAGTCAGGAGCTGGTGTACTAGAAACCACAGCACCAGCACCAGCAAAAGATCCAGCAGTAGTCTCAAGAGACGCAATGTTAAGGAAACCAGGAATGATAGCACTACTATCTACTTTAGGTCTGAAATCAATTGCATTCTTAAGTTCTAAGTTTCCATGAACTGATGAATTGAAAGATGGAATCTCATCTTCTGGAACACCTGCCTCGTGTAGATAACTATCAATAGTACAGAAGTCTCCTTGAGATTGTTCAAAGTAATCAAACGCAATTAGTAATTGACCAGCAGCAGGTTCAAAACCTGGTTTTAGAACAATACGAGAAACATCATATAATGTATCTCTTTGACCATTGTCAAATGTATATCTAGCACTAACATCAGTTCCTGAAATTAAATTACCTGCAGAGTCTACATCAGGTGCTTGAGAAGAAGTTCCTTCGTAGATATATCTTAGTTTGAAAGCATCAGAATATGATAGAGTCTCTACAACATCTGTATCGTAATCAACTCCTCTAAATGGAACGATGCGATCACCAGCAGAAGCAACAACAATTCTTTTATTTTTTACTGCAGTTTTTAGTCTTGGTTTTGCGTTTGTTACCTCAAGAGTTGATGTCAGTTTTAATTTAGGAAAAGTTCCATTAGAGGGAATACTTCCAAAATAATTTGATGGTAACTGTAGACTAATACTACCAGATGTTAAACCACTAGCTGTATCAGTAGCAGATGTTATTTCTACTGAGTCTTCAGAGACATAGATGATATCACCTTTTACAATATCAGGTGCATCACCAGGATCCAATACTGTAATGATATAATTTTCTTCTGAAAAAGCAGTAAATCTTTGTGTACCAAATGGCAACTGTGCAGCAAATGTAATTGTACCACCACCTGAAGATGCAGTGGTTACAAAATCTCTACGGAAATAATACTTAATTTTAGTATCATCTCCACCAACAGATATTTGAGATACTTGTTTGCTACCAGTTGGGAATAGTAATGTACCAGAGTTAGTATTTGTTACCTTAGGACGTAAACGCACAATACTAGTATTTGTAACATCGCCAGGTAAAGTTGTATCTAGATAAACTCTAGATTTAGAAGATCCTTCTTGTTTTGTTGCGTATTGTACAATAGCACGAACTAAATTATTACTATCATCAGAGAACTGTACAAGATCTCCTTGCTGTAATAGAATAGATGCATCTGCACTAAAACTAGTAGATTCAATAAAATTAGTTCCTTGAGTTCCAAAAAATGTAAAATTAGTAACTGATTTAATATCAGAAAAAGTTTGACTATCTATGACAACATCAGCAGAAAAAGTATTTGCATTTCCAGAACCATATTCACAACCAATTGATTTTACATTTTGTGGAGTATATGTTGTAACTGTGTTTCTGAATAGAACAGGAACAACAGCAGCTGCAGAACTAGGTGTAGCTGCTCCATCAGGATTCTTCACAGTAACAGCAGGAGGTTGAGCATATTCAACGTTTACTGCTCTTCTATTAATAATAATTGCATTATAAATGTTACCAGCAACATTCTTACCTACAGCAATTTTTGAAGCATCAAATTCAAGACCATTAATTAATAGAGTGCAACCATCTGCATATCCTAAACCTCTATTCTGAACAACAAAGTGAGAGATAGTATTGTCTTTTGCAATTTTTATAGTATTACCATCTTCATCTCTAATTGTTTCACCAGATTGAAATTTACCAGATAAAGTTTTAACAAACAGAATTTTTCCTGTACTGTAAACACCAGCAGATGATCCTTCTACAACTCCATATGCATTACTATTAAGACCAAATACATATTTACCTTCATCAAATGCACCAGCACCAGAAGGGATGCTTTCTAAGATAATTTTGGTGAAAAACTGTGGATCAAAATATGAATAACCAAATGTAGTATTATATGCGGATGTTCCTGCTTCTAAACGACCCTTAGATAAAACAATATCAGCATCTGAATCAAATCCAGATCCTCTCTGTTGTAAAAATAGATTACTTGGTTTTGTTTTACCAATAACAGGAGTGATAATGTCTGAGTAATCTACAATAAATCCAAACTCATTATTTCCTGCTGCAGCATCAGCTTCTGTTAAATAAATTCTTCTCTTGTTTTCACTATCAGATAAATCATATTCTAGGCATAGTAATTCTAGTTCACTTTTATTACCAAAGACTGTTAGTTCTAAGAATTGAACAGATGTTGATGAATTGATTAGTGGTTTGTTTGATGTTGCAAAAGATAGTGTTTTAAAAGAACTGATTGCAGTTGGTGTTCCTAAATCACTTCTAGTCTTAACAAAGAACAACTGACCAAACTGAGTTTGGAATGTAGAATCTGTTACTGAACCAATTAAAGTTACAGTATTAGTGATCTGTAAGGTGATAGTTTTAATTCCATCATCAGTACTAAAAGTCTTACCTCTTCTATCAATAGTTTGTCTATGATCAGTTGATAGTTCTGTATTGTTTAAACCAATAGATCCATCATTAAATGAAGAATATAAAAATACATCAGGATATGCAGTTAACTCAGACCCTTCTTTGTTCAAAGGAACACTACCATAAACGTTAGTAACATTAAATGTTGGTAGACCTTTACTCTTAAGATTTACATTATCACTAGAAAGACTTTCTCTTGCTTTATTAATTTCTAGATACTTAGTTTCCTTATTGACAATTTCATATCCCTTGATATACGCTTTACCAGGACCAATACTGGCAACCATCTTTCTTGATGCCTCACCAGCAGTTTGTCCATTGTAAAGACCAAACTCATCAACACCATAGATTCCTTTATTGCCATCTTTCTGAGCATACTCTCTAATATCAACGGCAAAATTATCTACAACGTAATCACCACTCTCATCAAATGTTCTACGTGCTAAAGTTTGTTCTAATACACTAAAGTCTGTAGAGGAAATTTTACTTTGAATTTGACCTCTAGAAACACTCAGTAATTGAATAAAATTCTTATCAGTAATTGCACCAAGTGCAAATTCTTTTAACTCTAAAGTAATCTTTAATCTATGTGAGCCAGGTGCAGTATAGTTTGCAGACCCAATAGAATTGTCATATAAACTTGCATCTTCTTCTGGTGTTACAACATCTTCCTTAATTGTAAAACCTACTTTTGCAGATGGTTTATTGTAATATTCATCAATAACTAAAAGTTGCTCACTATTACGAACAAAATAACCATTAACAAAGTAAATACCTTCCTCTACTTTAACAGCAGAACCAAATCCCATTGCAGAACTTTCTAATGAAGTTACCTCACCTGTATCAGGATTTGTAATTTGAATACTAGTTGGTAAAACACTACCATCTGTTCCTACAACTAGTAAAGGAGTATTAACGCCATCAACTACCTCTAGAGTCTCACCTTGTCTAAAAGTAGACTCAGTATTAGAATTACCACTATTGATATAACTAACAAATAAAGTATCCGCAGAAGATTCGGTTGCTAATTTTGTAGTTAAAATAGTAGCTGTAACTCCAGAAGTAAGACCAACTAATTGTTGACCAACTAACTGAGAAATATCATACTTCTTATAAACAATATCGTCTCCTTCTGAAACAGCAACTTCAGAAACAGACGATAATTTTACGTAATCTAATTTTGTATTAAGACCTACCTCACCAGGAATAACAAGTTCTCCCTGCTTGAATGCATACTTTCCAAAACTCTCAATCTGGTTTTGAAGAATAGATTGTGCTTGCGTTAATTCCCTACTTTGAATAGAGTATCCAGGACGGAATAGAATTTTATAAAAATTCTTACTCGCGTCAAAGTCCTCATAATAAGGATTTACATTTAGGTTTGTCTTCTGAGGCATCTTACTTCGCCAAAAATACTAAGTATCTAATCTTTAGTATTTAGCGCAGTTTCTAGAATTCAATTACTAACTTTATATCTTCAATCTGGTCAGGAGCACGAGTAATCAATCTTCTGTTCTCAACATAGATAAGATTTCCAGAATTATTTTCAATCTCAGGTGCTGCTAGACCACTTGAGAAAGTGACACCTAGAGTTGTAGAACCATATGATGTATCAACAGTACCAGATGCAGTAGAAGATTCTCCACTAATAGCATTAGAACCATTAGACTCAAACGCTCTTACTATACCAGAGTCTGTATGAGCATCATTTGTTTGGATATACTTAA